CAGTGACCTGACAATTAAACCCGAAACTGGTAAACTTGTCGTATTCCCACCTCTTTGGATGTTCCCTCACCAAGGAAATCCTCCAATCAGCAATGAAAAGTATCTATTAAGCACCTATCTTCACTATAAGTAATGGACAAAGTTGAATTTTTGATTCTAAGGAACCTTCTTCATAATGAAGACTATGTTCGTAAAGTAATACCATTTATTAAATCTGAGTACTTTGAAGATACCAATCAAAAAATTGTCTTTGAGGAGATTCTCTCTTTCATTCAAGAATATAATCAACCCGCAACAAAAGAAGTTCTTTGTATTGAAGTAGAGAATCGTAAGGATATTAACGATACTTCTTTTAAGGAAATTGTTCATCTGATTCAAAATCTCGATGATGTTCCTATTGAACTTGAGTGGTTGATTGATACTACTGAAAAGTGGTGTCGTGATAGGGCAATTTATATCGCACTCATTGAATCCATTCACATTGCTGATGGTAAAAATGAGAAAAAGAGTCGTGATAGTATTCCGAGCATTCTTTCCGATGCTCTTGCTGTATCCTTCGATACTCATATTGGTCACGATTATCTGTTAGATTATGAACAACGTTATGAGTCCTATCACAGAAAGGAGGAGAAAATTGAATTCGACCTTGAGTACTTTAACAAGATCACAAAAGGTGGTCTACCTAATAAGACTCTCAATATCGCTCTGGCTGGTACGGGTGTCGGAAAGAGTCTCTTTATGTGCCATGTGGCTTCTTCCGTCTTATTGCAAGGCAGGAACGTTCTCTACATCACTCTTGAAATGGCGGAAGAGCGAATTGCAGAAAGAATTGACGCGAATCTTCTGAACGTTCCTATTCAGGATATTGGAGACTTGCCAAAGCAAATGTTTGAAAGTAAGGTGACTAACCTTGCTAAGAAGACTCAAGGAACTCTGATCATCAAAGAGTATCCCACTGCTTCTGCTCACTCAGGACACTTCAAGTCTCTTCTGAACGAACTTGCTCTGAAGAAGTCTTTCCATCCAGATATCATCTTTATTGACTATCTGAACATCTGTGCTTCTTCAAGATACAAAGGTAATCTTTCTGTCAACTCTTATTCATACATTAAGGCAATTGCAGAAGAACTTCGTGGTCTTGCTGTGGAATTCAATGTTCCTATTGTAAGTGCCACTCAAACTACTCGTTCTGGTTATGGTTCTTCTGATGTGGAACTAACTGATACTTCAGAATCATTTGGTCTTCCTGCAACTGCTGACTTAATGTTTGCTTTGATTTCTACTGAAGAACTTGAAGAACTCGGACAGATTCTTGTGAAGCAACTTAAGAATCGATACAACGATCCTACGATTCATAGACGTTTTGTGATTGGTATTGATAGGGCTAAGATGAGACTTTATGATTGTGAACAGTCTGCTCAGAATGATATCCTTGACAATAAGCAAGAAGAGGAGTATGATTTTGAAGAAAGAAAACCAAAGAAATCATTTGATGGATTTAAATTCTGATGGGATTAAAACTTAGAGAAAAATCGGAGATTCAAGTAAGAGATACCTCCGGTGTTTATTACGTTGTCTTCAATGAGGATGGTGATGTTAAATGTCATTGTGGAGAAGAACAAGATGCCCAAATGATGGTGAAAATGAATCCAGGAGCTCATTATAGAATTGACCATTATCCAGATCCCCCTAAAGTTGTGAACGTAACATCTCAAGAGATGGAACCTGATAAACAACTCAATCCCCAAAATATTTTACCTGATAGACAAGAAGAACCGTTAAAACTATGACTATTGACCTTAATAAGTACGTTGAGTTCGTTGATACTACAACTTCCAAACCTAGTAAAGAATTCTCTGAGTTTGCCGATCGACTGAATGATCTTAAGATCCAAGGATTCCCTACTGAGAGACTGCTTACTGCTGCTGTAGGAATGTCTGCTGAATCAGGTGAGTTTACTGAGATTGTAAAGAAGATCGTTTTCCAAGGCAAACCAGTTAATCAAGAGAATCTATTTCACCTGAAGCGTGAACTTGGAGATATTATGTGGTATGTTTCTCAAGCTTGTCTTGGACTTGATATTTCACTTGAAGAAGTAATCCAAATGAACTTTGAGAAACTAAATGCTCGTTATCCTGAGGGTGCATTTAGTATTGAACGTTCTGAAAACCGTGTGGAGGGAGACCTGTGACTAAAGAAAAACAAGTAACACTTAAACTAGATGCTCGATCAGCTGCAGCTGTTCGTCAAGTATTGTTTGATTCTCAAAAAGGATATACTTATGATGAAGTAAGTGTTCCCCCTCGTGTAACTGATATTCGTAAAGTTATTCAACAACTTGATGATAATCTTGAGTCTATTATTAGTGAGTGACCCTTCGGGGTCTTTTTTTTATAAATAACTAAAAAGTATTTGTAAAAATGAACTCAAAGGAATACTGGGGATTAATGGAAGCATACGCTGAGGTTTATGCTTCAGAAGAAACCGAACAGTTGGATGAAATTATCAGACCAACTACAGGTCAATTGACTGCTCCAAAAGCAGCTCCAAGAACACCTCAACCATATAGACCTGGTGGTGGGAGACAATCTTATAATCAGAGAAGATCTGGAACAGGTCAGATGCCACCCCCAGCGACTCCTCGTACATCACCAACACCAAAACCTGCACCCACTCCAACTGCAAAACCTGCACCCACTCCAACTGCAAAACCTGCACCCACTTCAACTGCAAAACCTGCACCCACTCCAACTGCAAAACCTGTGGCTGCTGCACCAAAAGCATCTCCTGCTCCAACTACATCATCTACATCAACCACCACACCAGCTGCTCCAAAGAGAACTTTTAATCCTTTGATGCAAAAGACCTTTGGATATCAAACTGGATATGCTCCAGATCAAGTTAAAAAAGATCCTAAGAAAATGGCTCAAATGGGATCTTTGAGAAGTGTTACTTCTGGATTCGATATGTTTGATCTTGTCAAGGGACACCTTCTTGATGAAGGATATGCTGATACTGAAGAGGCAGCAATCGCAATCATGGCAAACATGAGTGAAGAGTGGAGACAGAGTATTCTTAAAAATATTTAATAAATAACCAAGGAAGGTTGCTTTAACCCACTTGACTTTTTAGTTGAGTGGGTTTTATAGTGTCTAAACATAGAATAATAAATAAGGTATATCAAATCTTAAAAATGAAGAGCGTATATACTTTCCTTAAAGAATATAAACAACTCCGAGAAAGTGAAACCTCTGAGAGAGCTGCGGAGTTGGGATATGAATGGCAACGCCGTAATGTTTATGTTGATCCCAAGAGCGGGAAAAGATATAGAGGAACTGGAACTAAGTTTGAAGAAATACCCACCGAACAACCTGCAGAAAGAAAACCAGGACAACAGGCACCACAAAAAACTTTAGATAAGTTTAAACAGGATGCTCAAGAAAGAACTCCAGTAGCTCCTCAAACTCCACAACCTTCAGCTTTCCCTGCAAATCCAGCTGATGATGGGCAAGAAGCTGAGATGAGAGCTGTTGCTGCTTCTCAAGGAATGTGGCCTCATTATACTAATGCTCGCAAAGATTATCATATTAATAGAGAGCTTCAACAAATACAGGCAGATAGAGAAGCTGCTCAGGCAGAATTAGAGGCTCAACAACAAGCAGAACCTGAAGTTCCTCAAGAACCTCAAGTGGCAGAACCACCTCCAAAGGCTCCTGAAGAGTTTAGAACTGTTGATGATGTTGTTGATCAGCAACAAGAAGAAGAAATTAAAGAAATTGAAAAGATTGGTGGAGAGTATGATATAAGTGACGAGATGGAAGATTTTGATAAAGAATTTGCTGAGTATGAAAAAGATATTCTTGGCAATATTGAACAATTAAAAGAGATTAGCGAGAGAAAGGCTAAGTCTTTAGAAAAACAATATGGAGCATTTAAGGAAAGTCTTTCCAAGATACCAGATAAAGCTGTTAAATCTTCTTTCTTAAAATCAGTAGCTAACGCCAAAACCTTTGAAGGAAGAGTTAATGCTGGTGCAGGAAAAAATAATCTTGGATATGCTGATATTCAAAACTTAGTCGCAAATCGTGATCGATTAATTAATGGATATGGTGATGGATCTCCTCAACAGATTGAAAAATTTGTTCGTTCTGTAAGATCTAATGAAGTATCCGATGAATTTGTAGATGCATCGTTTGAAATTTTACCAGAAGCTTTCAAAAAATCTTTAAGTGGAAAGGGTCAAGTGACCAATGATAAGTATGTTTCTGATGACAAACCACATAAAGATATACATTTCTTAGGATATAATGAAGATGGCACTGTAAAAAGAGGACCAGCTAGTAATAAAGATCGAGCAAAATTGATGTGGAGAATTTATCTAGAGCAAGGAGGTCGTGATGCGTACACTGGTCTCCCTCTTGATATTCAATCAATGGATCTGGAGCATGTTCGTGGATTTACCAATAAAGATGGTGGAAAACCAGGTAAAAAAGAATTTGAAGAAAGAGAAAATGATAAAAACTTTACTCTGATTAACTCAAACATTAATCAGAAAAAAGTAGACTTATCAATGAAAGACTTCTTTGAAAGAGAAGTTGATCCAAATGCGAATAAGTCAGAGGAAGAATTTGGTGGTATTGAAAAATTATTTGAAAAGGCAAACGAAATTGGATCAGTTGGAGATCAACTTGTTAAGACTCTTCGTGGTAAAGGTGGTAAAGGTCTGAGTGATGAACTTACTAGAGATATTTTGATTGAACATTTTAATCAGGATGATACTAGATACACTGATCTCAGAAATGAGTTCCGTAAGGCTGCTAGTGATGATGCAAGTAAGAAAAAATCTGCTGGATTGAAATCAAAACTTGGAAAACAATTGTTGAAATCAATTGGACTTACTCGTGGAATTACTGATCCTTCTGGAAGGAGAACGGTATCCCTTCAGGAAAATGTATATCGTGGATTCCTTCAATCAATGGCAAATGCAAAACCAGCAGATCGTCAGAGATATATGGACGGATGGGCTGAGGCAATCAAGGCAGGTAATGAAGAAAGAAGTCCAAAAGCTGTAAATAGAAAACTTGTGGAACTTGGTCTTATTGATGAAGATATTTTGAATGATAGAAAGGCTGGAAGAGTTTTTAAAGAAGATTGTGAGTATGATAATGTAGACTGTGTGAGATTTATTACGAAATACAATAAAAACAATAAGTTTTTCTGATTTGACACCACCCTCTGATGGTGGTATGATTACTCTGTGAAGGTTATGACTATGAAAGAACGCCGTAAGTATCCTACTGTCCTCCGTTATCCTGGTGGTAAGTCTCGCATCATTTATTATCTGTTCCGTAAGAACATGATTCCCCAGAATATCAAGGAGTACCGTGAAGGGTTCCTTGGTGGTGGTTCTTGTGCTCTTGCATTTTCTGTCATGTATCCAGATATTCCAGTTTGGGTAAATGATCTTTACTACAATCTTTATTGTTTCTGGACTCAACTTCAAACTAACTCAGATTCTCTTGTGAATCGTCTTTTGGAATTGAAGGACAAAGCTTGCGAAGCTGAAGATGTGAATCAATTGGAAGAGAAACATCGTCAATTGTATTCTGATATGAGGGATCTGATTGATACTTCCACTGATCCCTTTGATATTGCAACTTCTTTCTACATTCTGAATCGTTCTAGTTTTGGTGGATTTACCGAACAGAATAAGAATGCTTTCATTCGTGACTCTTACAAGAACACTATTTTCTCTCAGAGTAAGATCAAGAAACTTTCTGATATCAGTACTATCATTCAACCTTGGAGGATTACTAATCAGGACTATCGTGATCTGATGACTGCTCCTGGTGAAGATGTATTTGTGTTTCTTGATCCACCATATCTGATCAAAGATATGTTGTATGGTAAGAACAAAGAGATGCACACTGGATTCTCTCATGAGGATTTTGTTCAGTCATGTAAGGATACTCCTCATAATTGGATGATCACTTACAATGAACATGAATGGTTGAGAGAACAGTTTGCAGATTATCATATGGAAAACTTTGAGTTTCGTTATAGTCTTGCTCACCGTTCTGAGAATAAGAACAAGAAAGAAGAACTTCTGATCATGAATTATGTTCTTCCTCGTGACGTACCTGAAACTAACCCTCTTGAGGATATTTTGTATGCATAAAGACAACTTTATAAATACTTTTATGGAAAATTAGAAGTAATGAAAAGTTTCTTTAAATTTCTTTCAGAGGCAAGAAAGACTACCGCTTCAGAGAGAGCGCATAAACTTGGTCTGGAAGGAGATGGTAAGGGTAATTGGGTTGATAAATCGGGCAAGATTGTAGCTAGAACTGAGGGTGGTAAATTAGTATTCCGTCAGGGTGCAGGTAGAACTGATGCAGATCAAGAGGTTGTTCCTCAAGAAAAAGGAGGACAAGTTTCTGGTCAAACCACTACTACTGGAACACCTTCACAAGATACCGAAACAGGAAAAAGATCTCAAAGTATTACTTTAGTATTTGGTAGATTTAATCCTCCTACTGTTGGTCATAAGAAGTTACTTGATGCTTCTAGATCTGCTTCTGGTGAAGGTGATT